TGGGTGCGTGATCACTTACGAGGTGGGCCGGACCCGCACATGGTCTAACTGGAAAGGTAAATGGGAGGATCTGTAAGGAGGTGGCAGCTATGAGCGTGAGGAACAAAGATCCCGTCGAAGTGATGGAGGTATAACGCATGGACAGAGTTGGGCGTCAATCCCCAACGGTGTCCGTTATACTCCCTTATCATGACACAAAAGGCCCCGAAGCCATCGAGCTTTACAACAAGAGTCCGAAAGACGCTTTGGAATGGCAGGTCTCTCTCACCTATGACATCATGGCCGTGGACGATGACGGCCTATGGGTGCATCAGAAGTTTGGGTATTCAGTGCCCAGGCGAAACGGCAAATCGGAAATGGCCCTTGCAAGGTGCGTCTATGGTCTGAAGATCGGTGAGAGAATCCTGTATACAGCACATCGAGCATCAACATCACATGCCATCTGGGACAGGCTCAGCCGCCTATGCCCGAAATGTGGTATCAACATCACATCTTCGTTCAAGGCATTTGGCAAGGAGCATCTGTACGCCGATACAGGCGGCGTGATCGAGTTCCGCACGAGAACATCCTCCGGCGGACTTGGCGAAGGCTATGACTTGCTGATAATCGATGAGGCTCAGGAGTATACCCCAGAGCAGGAGACAGCGCTTAAGTATGTCGTTACGGACAGCGCCAATCCTCAGACGATCATGTTCGGAACTCCGCCGACAGCGATCAGCGCCGGCACAGTTTTCCCGAACTTCCGCAAAAAGGTGCTTCAGTCGGAATCATACGCATCCGGGTGGGCTGAATGGTCCGTGCCGGAGATGTCTGATCCGAACGATGTCGATTTGTGGTACGAAACCAATCCGTCCCTTGGAACCGTCCTTAAAGAGAGGACGATCCGGTCAGAGATCGGTGAGGATAACATCGATTTCAACATCCAGCGCCTTGGCCTGTGGATCAAGTACAATCAGAAGTCCGCTATCAGTCGGAATGAATGGGAGGCCCTTGAAGTGCCTACGCTGCCCGCGCTTAAAGGACAGCTGTTTGTTGGAATCAAGTTTGGCGTTGACGGCCAGAATGCAGCTCTTGCTGTTGCGGCCCGGACCGCAAGCGGGAAGATCTTCTGCGAAGTGGTCGGCTGCAGGCCCATCCGCGAAGGCATCAGCTGGATTGTGGAGTTCCTGTCGCAGGCAGACATTCGGAAGACAGTCGTTGACGGTAAGAACGGTCTTGATGTTCTTCTGGATGCCATCAAAGAACAGAAGATAAAGCATGTCGAGGTCGTGTCTGTTGCCAACGTCATCAAAGCTAATTCAGTCTTTGATATGGCGATGGAGCAGGCAACATTCTGTCATATGCGTCAGTCAGCCGTCACGCAGGTCGTAAGCAACTGCGAACGCAGGAAAATTGGTGCGAACGGTGGATTAGGATATCAATCCTCACTGGATGGAGCCGATATCGCGCTGCTTGACAGCATGATCCTGGCACATTGGGTATGCTCGGAAACAAAGCCAGAAAAGAGAGTACAAAAGGTTCATTATTAAGGCGCCGAGGTCATCTTCGGAGCCTTTTTAATACAATATTTTTACGGATTACCGCCCGGTAAGCGGGGAAATGAGGAAATAATGTCAGAATTTAAAGTTATCGAAACTCAGGAGGCGTTTGACGCCGCCATCAGCGCACGGCTCAAGAGAGACCGTGAAAAGTATGCAGAGCAGTTTGAGGCCGAACTGAAAGACAAGGGATGGAAAAGCCCGGATAACATCGCCGCACTGACGGCAGATTTGACAAAGCAGATCGAGACACTTCAGACAGCTGCAGCATCCACGGAGAAGCTGATGGCAGAAAAGGACGCCAAGATCGCGGAGGGCGAGAGATACAGGGCCGACCTGGTTAAAACGAGGATCGCACTCAATGCAGGACTGAGCATCGATCAGGTCGGAAGGCTCCAGGGGTCCAACGAGGAAGAATGGACAGCTGACGCCCAGAAGCTTATGGGCGAGTTCACTGCTTATGCAGAAAAGGCCGTCAATACCCCGTCGCCTCTTGGGACCGCAGGATCCTCTGCCGGCAAAGACACAAGAACACAGTTTGCGGATTTTGCATCCGCTCTTTTAAATCATTAAGGAGGCATTACTATGTCTGGTATCGAAACCAATCGTACAAATATCGCTCTTCCCGGAGAGGTATCTTCTGAGATCATCACAAAGGTCCAGGAACAGTCCGCGATCATGAGGCTGGCAAGCAAGATCGACCTGCCCGGCCTTGGCACCACCATTCCCATCATCACCGGCGATCCCGAAGCCGACTGGGTAGATGAGACCAATGTTAAGCCTGTTTCCAATCCCTCCCTGGGCCTCAAGAACATGAAGGGCTACACCATCGCCGTGATCGTTCCCTTCTCTAATCAGTTCCGCAGAGACATGAAGGCTCTGTACGATGAGATCATCCGCCGTCTTCCCGGCGCTCTGGCCAAGAAGTATGACAACACTATCTTCAACGGCACCGCTCCTGGCACCGGCTTCGATGTACTGACCGGATGCGCAGCTGAGAGCATCAGCACCGGATCTCCCGCCCGTGGCATCTACAAGGCCCTGGTCGCCTGCGATACCGGTATCGCTATCGCCGGTTATGCGGCCAATGGTTATGCGCTGTCTCAGCAGGCCCGTGGCGTGCTGCTCGAAACTGTTGACGCCACCGGCAGACCGATCTTTATCGACGCTGTATCCGAAGGCGCTATTCCCAGGCTGCTCGGCCAGTCCGCATTCTACAGCAGAGGCGTTTACGGCGCCGGCAATGCCGCTTCCGGAACTGAAGGCCAGGAAGGCTATGTTGCAGCCAAGGATGATGTTCTCGGCTTCTGCGGCGACTGGACACAGGCCCGCTACGGCATCGTTGAGGGCGTGTCCATCAGCATCAGCGATCAGGCTACTCTGACCATCAACAACCAGATGATCAACCTGTGGGAGCGCAACATGTTTGCCGTCCGTGCAGAGATCGAAGTCGGCTTCGTGGCTATGTCCGACGCATTCCGCAAGATCACCCGCACGCACGCTTAATCGGAGGTGACCTATGAGCGCCTTTGCGGCTCTTGCTGACGTTCAGACGCTCACCGGCATGACATATTCGGAGGCAGAGCAGGGGCGTATCAATGCGCTCCTGCCCATGGTCTCCGATGCCCTTTGCTGGGAAGCGGAGAGGGTCGGTCAGAACCTTCAGCAGATGATTTATGAAAATGATGCGCTTGCCAGTGTGGCTAAAATGGTCACGGTTGACATCGTTGTTCGCGTCCTCCGGCAGTCCCAGGAGGGAGAACCGATGGCGCAGGAGTCTCAGAGCGCTCTTGGCTATACCTGGTCGGGGACTTATGCGGTCCCCGGCGGCGGCATTTCAGGAGCGATCATGCGGAATGACCTGAAGCGCCTGGGCATCAAGCGCCAGAGATATGGAGTGATTGACTTATGGCCGGCAGAATCCACGGAATAACCATACAGCTGCAGGAGCTGACGGAGATCGGCGTTGACGCCTTCAATGTGCCTGTTATGGCAGAGGACTGGGTCTCTGTGGACAATGTCCTTGTGGGCCAGCCTACCGATGCAGAGCAGGTTGACGCCATGGATCTGTACGGGACCAGGGCTGTGTATATCCTTGGAATCCCAAAAGGAGACGGTCATGACTGGAAGGCCGGCACGCTGGTCCGCTTTTTCGGAGATACCTTCCGGATCTTCGGCCATACGATCCAGGGCATCGAGGATATGGTGCCGCTTCAGTGGAACAAGAAAGTGATGGTGGCAAGTTATGTCGAAGGTGCAGATAGTCCTTAACCGGCCCAATATCGGTGCGCTCCTGCATGAGCTGGGCGCAGGCTATTGTTATGAGGTCGCGCAGAACATCGCCGCTGCTTGTGGTGATGGTTATGAGGCTGATACATATGACACTGGCAAGCGTACCGTTGCTTCTGCATACACCACCACCAAAGAGGCCATGCAGGACAATCTTGAGAACAACACGCTCCTGAGGAATCTTGGAAATGGTTGAAAATTTAATAATCGATTACCTTAATAATCATGAAGACATCGCCTTCCCTGCTCGCGGAGATACGCCCAGTGGCGGCGATTTTTGCTATTACCTGGTAGAAAAGACTGGCTCCACGAACCGGAATCATATTCATACAGCGCAGATCGCCATCCAGTCATATGGAATGAGCAAGGTACATGCCGCGAGCATGAACGAGAATGTGATCGGCGTCATGCTTGGCATTACGGCCCTGCCGGAGATCTCGGCCTGTAAGCTGAACAGTGATTATGATTTCACTGATACAGCAAAGAAGAGATACCGCTACCAGGCTGTTTTTGACATCACATATACAAGAGAGGGTTAAGATATGCCTAATGCAAACACCGCAGCATCCAATGTCACTTCCGGTAAGCCGAAGGTTGAGGGTGCTATTTTTACAGCCCTTAAGGCCACAGCAAACCTCGCGATTCCCGCTGACACAGACGCAGCTCTGAGCGATGCGTATGAATGTGTTGGATATATCTCCGAGGACGGCGTCAAGCGCGCCAAAGAGATCACAGCAGAGTCCATCAAGGCATGGGGCGGTGACACTGTCATGCGGACCAGAACGGCCAATGATGCGAACTTCACATTCAAAATGCTTGAATATCTTAAGAAGACCGTCCAGCAGGTGGCCTATGGCGCCGAGAATGTCACGGGTGATCTTACTACCGGCATGACTATCAAAGATAAGCCCAGCTACAGCGGAGAATCCCGTGTATGGGTCATCGATCAGATCATGACCGGCAACGTGAAGAGCAGGATTGTCATTCCGGATGCAACCGTCACGGCCATCGCTGAGATCGCCTACAAGGACAATGAGGCAGCTGGCTACGAAGTCACTCTGGGCACGCTTCCGGATGCTTCTGGCACAACTGTTTATGAGTATCTGAAGGCTCCTGCACAGGGCTGATGATCGGAGGGAGTAAAGAATGAACGAAGAAATCATCCACGTCAAAACACAGTCGGGATTCGAGGCAGACATCAAGGCAGATGCTCTTGATGATATGGAGCTCCTGGAAGATCTGTCACGCATGGATGCCGGTGAGCAGTGGCTCGCGGCCCGCGTGATCCTGCGGCTCCTGGGCGGAGAACAGAAGAAAAAGCTGTATGACTTTTGCCGGGATCCTCAGACAAGAAGAGTGCCTATCGGAAAGGTGTCCGCACTGCTACAGGAACTTTTCGCGGCTCCCGAATTAAAAAAATAATCGCTCTGGCGGGGATCCTTGCCACAGCCCGTGATGAACTTATCTGCGACATGGCAGAAATTTATCACATTTACGACATCCAAGCACTGCCGGTCCGAATGCTGGCGGTGCTTGCTTGCGGTTTAGGGCACAATTCGAGAGTCTGGGCAAAGGTTTGTGGTTTTGAGGCAAGGTGGTCAGACATTGTCCTGGCCACCATCGCTGACCGGCTTGCAATCCTCTGCTGGTTCCAGACAGAAGACGGGCATAAAGGTGACAACCGCCCCGAAATGCTCACACCTCAGCTGCTTGGCAAGACCGACCAGAGCGAAAAGAGATATCAGACATATGACACCGGAGCGGACTTCATGGCGGCATGGAACGCTCTCTAAGGAGAAAACAATATGCAGTTAGCAGAAGCATATGTACAGATCGTGCCCGTGGCCGAAGGTATCGGCGGCGGAATCGCTAGCGTGCTCACTCCCGAAGCAGCTGCCGCCGGAGACGAGGCGGGCGAGACCGCCGGCACAAATCTCGCAGAAAAGATCAAGTCGATCATTGCCGCGGCTGGCATCGGCATGGCAATCAAGAAAGGTTTTGACGCCATTGGAGACCTTGCAAGCTACGGCGATACGATTGATAAGCAGAGCCAGAAGATAGGCATCAGTGCCAAGGCATACCAGGAATGGGATGCAGTCCTGCAGCATTCCGGCACGAGCATCACTGCAATGCAGACCTCCATGAAGAAGCTGACAGCGGCGGCTGCCGATGGCTCTGATGCGTTTGGCAAACTGGGAATCAGCCAGGAAGAAGCCATGAGCATGAGCCAGGAGGACCTTTTTGCGAGGGTAATCGAGGGCCTGCAGGGCATGGAAGAAGGCACGGAGCGTGCGGCACTTGCGCAGGATCTCTTAGGCCGTGGAGCCCAGGAGATGGCAGCTCTGCTCAATACGAGCGCCGAGGACACTCAGAAGATGAAAGATGCCGTCAATGACCTTGGCGGCGTTATGAGCGATG